GAGAAGATCCGTAGCAACATGAATGATGTGGCTGATTACTTAGCAACAGGCGGTTGCCAAAGTTGGGAACATTACCAGTACATGACCGGTATGGTAAAGGCATTTGCCATCATTGAGCGTGACGTGGTGGACTTGGTCGAGCGAATCAAGTCAGAATAAAACCTTTGTCAAGTCATGCTATACTTTAATTGGTAAAAAATACGCCACAAAAAAGTGGTGCTGGGTACTGCGGACCCACCTAACCGTAAGCGAGAGAATGATGCAAGTTAAAGATTACGATCTTATTGAAGAGATTGCAGAACTCCTTCCAATTCCACGGGGATACAAAATCCTTGTTGCCTGCCCTCAGGTTGAAGAAAAAACGCAAGGCGGGATTATCATCGCGGAAAACACGCGCAACAAAGAATCGGTCGCATCCATCTTAGGGTACGTGATCGAGCTTGGCGAAGATGCTTATTTTGATTCAGACAAATTCCCAACAGCCCCTTACTGTAAGCCGGGCGATTGGGTCATGTTCCGTTCCTACACCGGCACACGTTTCAAGGTGAAGGGACATGAGTTCCGCTTAATCAATGATGATTCAGTGGAAGCAATTGTTGAAGATCCAAGGAGCATTGAACGCGTATGAGTCAATTAGATCAAGATGTAGAACTGGAAACCTCAGATGATTTCGAGGTTGAGATCATTGATGATACCCCTGAACATGACCGAGGGAGACCCCGGCGTCAAGAAGGGAAAGAGCCAGAGATTCCAGAAGATGATGAAATCTCGAACTACTCAGAAAAAGTTCAAGACCGAATCAAGAAACTAAAGTTCGAATACCATGAAGAACGCCGAGCCAAAGAAGAGGCCGAGCGCATCTCTAATGAGGCGGCAAATGCCCTTAAGAGACTTCATGAAGAGAACGAAAAATTACGCCATACCCTGACAAAGGGCGAGAATGCCTTAGTCCAACAAGCAAAGGTCCGCGTTCAAGCGGAGTTGGACCGAGCCAAGTCTGCTTACAAGCAGGCGTATGAAGTTGGCGACACAGATGCGATCATTGAAGCACAGGAAAAACTAGCGGCTTTATCCGCTCAGAAAGTCCAGTTTGATCGTTACAAGCCAAAAGAAGCACAGCCACAAAAACCTCCGGTATTACCCGTACAGCAGAACAGACCAGACCGCGAAGCGGTAGAATGGGCTGAACGGAATCAGTGGTTTGGTAAGAACAAACGAATGACGAGCTTTGCCATGGGAGTCCATGATGAGCTGGTTTCCGAGGGCATGGACCCTCGGTCACAAGAATATTACCGTCGAATTGATCAGGAAATTCGAAACACATTCCCAGATCAGTTTGACTCACCAAGACAGAGTGCGGGCACCGTAGTGGCCCCGGCGAGTCGTTCGTCAAAAACACCACGCAAAATAACTCTGACAACAACCCAAGTCGCACTCGCCAAGCGGCTCGGGCTCACGAACGAACAATATGCGGCGCAATTACTCAAGGAGAAGCAGTAATGACTGATCGAGCCCCACGGGAATCGCAGACCCGGGAAACCACTGCGCGCAAAAAATCATGGGCCCCAGCTTCTCGCGTTCCTGAACCAATGCGAAATGATCAATACGCCTATCGGTGGATCCGAACAGCAACACTTGGGCAAGCAGATAACACAAACGTGTCTGCAAAGTTCCGGGAAGGATGGGAACCTGTACCAGCAGGTGAGCATCCTGAACTCCAAGTAATGTCCGATATTGATTCTCGTTTCGAAGGGAATGTTGAAGTCGGTGGTTTATTGTTGTGTCGCAACAGCAAAGAAACCGTCGAAGCCCGGAACAACTACTATGGTGACATGGCTAAACGGCAGATGGAGTCTGTAGATAACAACTACATGCGTGAAAACGATTCACGTATGCCACTCTTGAAGCCCGAACGAACCACAAAGGTCACATTTGGTCGCGGCAACTCTTGATAATTGTGTCATTGGGTGCCGCATACTAGACATGTAAGGAGAATGAAATGTCTTCAGTAAGCACACCCTATGGACTGGTGCCGAAGTATAAGCTCGGCTTCACGTCTTTTAATGGTGCGTTTCGCGAATTCCCAATGCAGGCAAATAACTCAGCCGCCATTTTTAATGGCGATTTGGTTGTTTTGTCAACAGCGGGTCAGCCAAGCGCTCAAGGTTCATCACCTGTCGCATTCAACGTAAGCGGTGCATCAGACGCAACAGCCGGAATTATGGGCGTTTGCGTTGGTTGCCGTTATGTCGATTCAAACGGACAGGTACAATACAACAACTACGTCCCAGCAAACTTGGTCACCGGTGGTGCATCCCAAGTGTTTGTGCGTGTTGCTGATGATCCTAATACAGTGTACCAAGTCAAAGGAACTGCCGGTCTCGGCACGTTCAACAGCGGAACAGACGGCTCTGGTTATGCAGGCGCTGTCGGCATGAACGCCGCTCTTGGCTTTGGAACATCGGGTTCAACATCAACAGGGAAGTCCGGCGTGAATTTGGTTGTAGGTGCGAATGGCGCAAGCCTCGCGGCAACATCCACATTGGCTGTTCGGATCCTTGAAGTGGTCCCCGGGACAGAGACGGATGATTACCCTGAGTTTCTTGTGAAACTCAACGTGGGTGTTCATTCTTACGATAACCCGCTTGGATTAGCATAAGGAGCTAAACAATGGCTATTTCACGTTCCCAGCTCCTTAAAGAGCTGTTACCCGGTCTGAATGCATTGTTCGGTTTGGAGTACGGCAAGTACGAAAACGAACATGCAGAAATTTATGAGACCGAAAACTCGGATCGTTCATTCGAGGAGGAAGTCAAGCTGTCAGGCTTTGGCGCCGCTCCTGTGAAGAACGAAGGTTCTGCAATCCAATACGACTCAGCACAAGAAGCATTCACGGCTCGTTACAGCCATGAAACAGTTGCGATGGGTTTCTCTATCACTGAAGAAGCGATGGAAGATAACCTGTACGACTCATTGTCTGCACGGTATACAAAGGCACTTGCTCGCGCAATGGCTTATACCAAGCAAACAAAGGCCGCTTCTCTGTTGAATACAGGCTTTACCACCTTCCAGTCTGGAGATGGCGTGACATTGTTCAACGCTTCTCACCCGACTGTTGGTGGTACCCTGAACTCAAACCGTCCGTCTGTTGCGGCCGACCTCAACGAAACTTCGCTTGAGCAGGCAGTGATTGACATCGCCGGTTATACAGATGAGCGTGGGTTGTTGATTGCGGCTCGTCCTCGCAAGTTGGTTGTTCCCCCTTCATTGATGTTCGTGGCAACTCGTCTCCTTGAGACAGAACTGCGTACAGCAACGGCGGACAACGATCTGAACGCGATCAAGAGCAATGGATCAATCCCTGAGGGATATCGTGTCAACCACTACTTGACCGATACCGATGCATGGTTCCTCATCACTGATGTACCAAACGGCATGAAGCACTTCGTGCGGACTCCGATGCAAACCTCAATGGATGGTGACTTTGACACAGGTAACGTGCGCTACAAAGCGCGTGAGCGTTATTCATTCGGTGTCTCAGATCCACTAGGCATCTACGGCTCTCCCGGAGCCGACTAAATATAAGGGGCCTTCGGGCCCCTTTTTATTCCTGACAAGGGTGCATTTGCACTTTTGACTCTGGCCACGACAGGAGAATCCAAATGGCTAATACAACTTTCACAGGACCAGTGAACTCTAATAACGGCTTCGTTGGCGCAGTTACTGGTAACGTAACAGGTAACGTAACAGGTAACGTAACAGGTGCCTTGACTGGTGCAATAACTGGTAGCATCCAAGCACTCTCGGGTGCCGGAGCAGTGAATCTGACCAGTTTAATTACAGAGATCACAACAACTGGCGCAGATGCTTTGACCCTTGCTAATGGGACAGCGGGACAAATCAAAATCATCACTATGGTTGTTGATGGAGGCGACGGCACATTGACTCCGACTACATTTGCCAATGGGTCTACAATCACATTCAATGATGCTGGTGACTCAGTTATGCTCGTTTATAACTCAACTGTAGGTTGGGCTCTTGTAGCGAATACTGGCGCAACTGTTGCTTAATGATTAATTAATGTCTCAGTCAGACATTCAATCAGCGTATACCACTGCTGATAATCCGTAATACAAAAGGGGTCGAAAGGCCCCGCTCTTAGAGGAAAAATTTCGTGGACAGCTTATCTCAAGTTTTTCAAGTTAGTAAGCGCGAGAGCGGATTTGCCGTCCTCGGCCCACATCGGCTTAAAGAATTTTCGATTATTGGGACCGCTAGCGAGGGCAAGCTTACGGTTTTTGACACCGATACAGCGCCTGTCTCAGGCACTTATGGCCAGTCCGGTACAACAGTAACGGTCACCGATGTCGGTCATGGATTATCCACAGGTGATGTCGTTGGTATTTGTTTCAGCACTGGGACTGGGGGTACGGCAACTTCCGGGAATTACTCCATTACAGTGACCACCGCTGATGCCTTTACAATAACAATGCTGAACTCCGACACGATTACGAATGATCCAGCTTGTATTTATGTCGCAAACGATGGTCCGAACCAAAAGAATCCAAAGCGCTGGTTGATGTGCAAAGGGGTTTCGGCCAATGACACCTTTGCAAATGTGTTCCCAGTTCCGAATAGCGGATTCATCACTCGGCTTGGCGTTTATTTTGTAATGACCAACCTCCTTGAAGCTGACATGTTTTTCGAATAATGGCCACTCCTGATCGCGTTAAAAACAAGATGAAAGAGCTTGGTCTCAGCGGCGTGAACAAGCCGAAGAGAACGCCGAGCCATAAAACAAAGTCCCATGTCGTGATGGCAAAGGAAGGCGATCAGCATAAACTAATCCGCTTTGGACAACAGGGTGTTAAAGGCGCTGGGAAGAACCCACAGACCGCAAAAGACAGAGCCCGAAAGAAATCGTATTATGCTCGTCATGACGCACAAGGGAAGCCCTCAACCAAGTTGTCTGCTAAGTATTGGTCTCATAAGGTGAAATGGTAATGACTCCAGAAGAAAAGAAACAAGCACAAGGTTTGGTCTCCCGGCTAAAGTCAATGACATCCCGTACTTACGGCACTAATGGCAAGAAAGTAACAGACTTCGATAACTTGACCACTGCGCAAGCCGTAAAAGAATTAGAAGGTATGACCCCAGCCGAGCGTAAGCGTCAACTGGCTAAAGCGGAAGCCTTTGTTGCAAATCAGGCGACTGCTGAGAAAGATCTCCGTGCTACTCGTGAGAAGGCCAAAGTGAATCCACAAACTGGTAAAGTAGGATTTAGTAAGGGCGGTAAGGTGACTAAGTTTAAGCCTTGCGCCGCATGTCCATCTGTTGCCAAGTGTAAGGCCGCAGGTAAGTGCCTCGCCAAAGCGAAGAAGAAGTGATGGAGCGTTATTTTAGGGCCCTTCAGGAATACATGAATGAAGTACAGTCTTTTCAGAAAGGCGGTCCTGTTCAAAAAGAAAACATCCCAGATGACCTTGTTCGGCAAATAGCGGCAAGCTATGGGATCTCTTTGGATCCCAAGCAATCGAAGAACTTGACGCCCGAAGAAAGACAAGAACTTATCTCAGCAATGAACCAACTCGGTGTTAGCGTTGAGCAGTTTGCCCGAGCCATTAATCGTCCTGTAGACTACATTAGGAAGTTTATCGCAGGGTAATTAAGATATGGAATACCGGATAGGGACAGAGGCCGATATACGGCCGATTTGCCAGCTTGGCAAGAAGATGCATGCTGAGAGTGAGTTTCAAACCCTTCACTGGAACGAAGAGAAGGTTTTGAAATGGCTTGATATGAACGTCAAAAGCCCGAATCGATTCGTGTACTGCGCCTATGACAATGATACCCTATCGGGTGTCTTTATTGGCTCTATATCGGAATTCTATTTTGGCAATGACCGCCTTGCATCAGATCTCCTCTGGTATGTTGGTGAAGCGTACAGAGGCACTCGAGTAGGCATTCGGCTCCTCAAAGAATTCCAAAAATGGGCGACCGAACAAAACGTGAATCGAATCCAAGTTGGCGTCTCATCCGGAATGTCTATGGACAGAACAGGCGCTCTCCTAGAGCGCATGGGGTTTAGCCAGATAGGCGGAATATACAAGGTAGATCGATGAAGTCATTTGAAGAAAAACTGCTAGGCCGCCTGTACTGCTTCTGCGGGGGTGGAGATGACGGTGGAAATTCCGGCTCTGAAGATGAGGCGGCCGCAGAGCAGAGGGGCTATGACATGGGCGGTGGTGGCTACACCGGCGCAGACGACTTTGGATTCTCTGACGACACGATCGGCGGTTACGACGGCGCTGGGGATATTGGCGGCACGGAGCCCGGTGGTGGCGATGATGATAGATTAGCGGCAGAGGAAGCCGCCAGACAAGAAGCCGCTAGACAAGAAGCCGCTAGACAAGAAGCTCAGAGAGCGAGAGAGCAAAGAGAAGCTGAGGAAAGAGAAGCCGCCAGACTTGAGGCGGAGATGGCGGCTGAGTATGCCAGACAAGAATCCGCCAGACAAGAAGCCGTAAGACAAGAAGCTGAAAGACAAGAAGCTGAAAGATTAGCGGCCGAGATAGCGAGAATAGAGGCAGAAGAAGCCGCTAGATTTGAGGCAGAAATGGAGGCTGAAGCCGCCAGACAAGAAGCCGCCAGAAAAGAAGCCGCCAGACAAGAAGCCGCTAGACGAGTAGCCGCTAAATTTGAGGTGCAACTGGCTGAGCTAGCGAGAATAGAAGCAGAAGAAGCCGCAAGACAAGAAGCCGCCAGACAAGAAACCGAAAGATTAGCGGCAGAAGCTGAGGAGCAAAGACGAAAAGACCAAGACCAAGAAGCTCGAGAGGCAGAAGAAGCAAGGCTTTCAAGTCTGGAATCATTAACAGATGATCAATTGGATGAGGCTATTGCCACATACTCAAATGCTGACACTGCCGTTGCGTCGGAAGTTCTTTCACGACTTGTTGAAGAGAAAGAAATTAGAACGGCTGAAAAAGCGGAAGAAGAAGTGGACGGGGGAGTGGACGATTTTAATGAGGGCGCAACCACTCCCGCAGACCTAGCCCCCGGAATCACTGGAGAAACAACCTATATTGACGAAGAGGCCATCAAGGAAGCTCAAAAGCGCGTCAATGAGAGACTAGCTTCAATTGGCGGGGAAGGCACTTCAGAGCGCGATACTATTGTTTATGCGCCCGAATATTGGCACTACGGTGTCATTGAATCATCCGATCTACCCGGATCAAATGTTGGGATTAGCCTCGGGGATTTGATGAAACAATATGGGGTCCCAGCCGATAAAATTACCTATGGGCCTACTGACATTCCTGTTATTGACTTAGGAATGACGACCGAAGAAATTGATGCAATTTACGGTGGCGATGATCAGCCAGAAAACCCAACAACTCAACAACAGATTATCGATTTCGTTACAGAAAAAGCCATCAAAACTCTCGACGCAAACGGAGACGGCAAGGTTAGTGCGTTAGAGGTTGCTGGCGCATTTGCAGTGGGCACTTCCGGAGGTGCTCTTGGTATTCTCAGCAATGTGAACACACTGGCAAATAAACTCGGCATTACAGATAGAAACATTGTTAATGAACTTATTTCATCAGTAGAAGAGGCCATTGAAAGCGCAATTGGCTTTGCGATTCCGAACGCGGGTGCCGCAGACCTGTCAGACACCGCGCTTGTAAATGAGGTCGCCAAGCTCCAAGCAGGATTGATTAGTCCGGCAGAGCTTGAAGCGAGGGCGAACGAGCTTGGTTATGCATATAATGGAAAACGACTCAATGTATTAATTGGTTCCGACGAAAAAGAACTAGAAGAACAGAGCAAACGTCCCGGTATCCCCTTCGACCTTGGGGCGGAAAAACCCCTTGAAGACATCCTAGCCTTCTTTGATAAAACCCCATCGGGAGAAGTGACATCAACCGGCGGAAGCCCTGACACAACCACAGATGGAGACCCGATTACAACCGGGGTTGCGACATCTGGTGGAGGAGATGATGAGCCCGGCGCAACAGGCGCCGATGATATCTCTGGATCTCCTGTTGGAACAACTGGCCCGGGAACAGATGCCGGGATAACAGATACAACAGGTAGCGGGGCATCGCCAACAACCGGAGCATCACCTGACACAACAGTGGATATCACAGGAACCGACATTCCTGTTACTGATTTAGGAATGACTCCCGAAGAAATTG